GATCTGGCGATCGAGCTCGCTCGGCGTCACGTAGGCGGTGTGGACGAACGCCTCCTGACGGTCTAGCCCGTCGATGTCCTCGCGCAGAACGCCCATGAACTGTGGGTGAACCAGCCAGCTCTCGAGCCCGTTGTGGCCCCACACCGTCTTGATGAAGGTCTTTCCCTCGATCAGGGACCAGTGCACTGCGTCGGCGAATTCGAGATCACACCCGCGGCGATGATAGTCACGGTTAAGCACGCGTGCAGCGGCTGCGGCGCGTTCGGTCCACGGCTCTCCGAGCACGCCGTCATATGTGATCGAAAATCGGATGTCGTCGGCGGAGTAGAGAAACGAGGCGAGCCGATCGATGTGCGAGAAAATCTTGTTGTACCTAGCTGGCTCATTATCCGCGCTTCCCGAATAGTAATACGCTCGCCAGCCCGCAAGCTGGCTGATGCGATCCGGCCGCGACACACAGCACTGGTCGATCAGGTCGCGCGCCCAGCCGCCCAACTTTGACTGCGGTATCTTCACGTCGATCCCCAAGCATACGCGCCGGAGCGGGGATCGGATTAATTACGATACCCTTCTTGTCACCGTCTGTCCTGTGTCGGTGACCAGCCGATAGTTCATCGGCAGCTCGCCTTTTCTCCCGGCTGCCGCCATCAGGTCCATGCCGTTGTGTTGGCCCTTCGTTGCCTTGGCATCGGCGAACGCCGCCGCCGCCACGTTGGCGCGCGTCTGGTTGCCCGAGAAAAATTCCCTCGCCTGCGGGACCATGTTGCCGGCCGACGCGGCGATCTCCTTGGCGTCGCGCTCCATCTGCTCGACCGCGTCGCGCTCCTCCTTGCTTCGCGGTGGCGTCTTCGCCGCAATGTCGCCCTCGCGCATGTTGTCGTTGAAGTCGCTCAGGCCGTAGTCCTCCTCCATGATCTTCTGAGTGACGTCGACCGCCTTGCCCTTGTTGGTGCCGATCGCGAATGACTTGGGCGTCCACACCAGCACCTGCTTGCAGTACGGGCAGTCAGGATCGCCGTCCGACGACTCGCAGGTGACGTCGAACACCTCCTGGCAGTCCTCACAGCGATAAGTGCGGATGATCATTTGTCGTGGCTCAAGCGTTTCTTGCGTGCGGCCTCAAACGAGCGCTCCATTTTTACCCTGCGTTCTTCGCGCAGTATCTCAAGCGCGCGCTCAAGGATGACGCGGGACCACTCGCGCGCCCCGTGTTCAGGGCTATCGCCCATCGCCTGCGCCGACGCGCGCCCTGCTTCGGCGAGCACCTGCGCGATCGGCTCGATGTACTCGAGGATCGCTGCCTTGGTCTGCAGCATGTTGGCGATGTGCTCGACCGCGGCGTCAGGGTCAGACAACGCGCCGAACATCAAGCCGTTGCGCATCGTGACCATCAGTTGGCCTTCTGTTGCAATCGCTCTTGGTGCATCTTCCACCGCACGTCCTCGAAACTATCAGTGTTTCTGGCCAAAACGACTCTCTCCTTCATCGCCGGCAAAACACCAGGAACACGACCGGCGGCGGCTTCTTGGATATGCTGCAGCCATTCATCTTCAGAGAGTTCCCCAAGATAGACGCCGGCCATCATTTCGGCAGCATAGTCCGAGAACGGAGCAGCCATCACCGCATCCCCCACGCCCGCGCCACCTCGTCGTCCGCGCGCGCTTCCTCTTTTTTCCGAAAGAAGTCCTGGACGATCGCGTCCATCATCGTGTGACCCGGGTTCTCCAGCGCGGCGCGCTCTTGCCGGATCACACTCTCATAGGTGAGATTGTTGGCGATCATGTTGGGCCTGATCCAATCGATGTACGCCTTGTGCGCCAGCGCCGATGCGAACACCCGGTCGTCCTTGTTCCTTCCCGACGCCTCGATCGAAGACCCGTCTTGTATCACGGTTTCCATTTCCTGCAGAAGCGGCACCGAGCGGATGCTGAGATGGCGCAGCGAATAGGCGTCGCGCATCTGGTTGAGGATCAGGATTTTGTTGTCTGCGGTCGTCTTCCACCCGTAGGCGTAGCCCGCTCCGAGCGAATCCGGCCGGTGGTAGAGATACCAGCGCGTCGCCGAGAACACGTCATCCATCTTCCGCTCGGCCGCCTGATCCTTCAAATAGCCGGCATCCATCAATTGCCGCAGGTGCTGCAATTCTCGCATCACCGCCGGACCAGGCCCGTTGATCTCGAGATTGATCCACACGTTCTTGTAGGAGCCCGCCATGTGGGCGAGCACCCACGCCACCTGGTAGGTCTCCGGCACGTCGGTCGCATACTCGGCGACCTGCACCAGCCGGTCGGCAAAGCAGCGATACAATTCAATGCAGTGCCTGTCCTTCAAGTCGCTGCGCCCATAGGCCGGGTCGACGCCGGCCACGTAGATGCCGTTCGGGTTCGGGTCCTCCCAGATGCGCAGCTCCGTGTCGCGCGCTCTCGTCACGGGCTCGAGCTCGGTCTGCATGAAGTGCTCGGTCATGCGGTAGCAGTAGCCCTTGAAGCCGATCTGCTCGCGCCGGATGAACGCAATGTCGTCCGCCACCCGCCGCGCCGGAAAGAACGACTTGCCCGACTCAATGAACGCCTGCTCGGCAGTCCAGGGATATTCCTGGTTCATCAAATCTTCGTCGCCGATCTTCACCGTGCGCATCCAGCGATGCCACACAATCTGCTCCGGCGTGATCTCGACGCCGTATTTCTTATTGACCTCCTTCGCCAGCACCACCTCGCCCGGGTCAAGCTTCCCGGTCCAGTAGTCACGAAAGCGCGGGTCCTCGCGCTCAACCGCGTAATCCTCCTTCGCCCACCACCCGATGAAAAATGCCTTCTGGGTGTGCGGGTCCTCGTTCGCGTCGTTGCACATCTCCCAAAACAAATTCTTGCCGTGTGCCGTCGACTCGAACAGGTAGAGCCGGTCAGGGTGCTTCTGCGCGAGCGACGCCGTCATGGAGGCGACGCCCTCCTCCGAGCCCCACGACGAGCACTCCGTACCGTGCACGAAATTCCACGCCCGCGACCGCGCCATGGTGGCGGCGCCGGCCTTGCGTGTGCCGGCCACCACGTAGTCGAGCACCGAGCCGTTGTTGAGAACAAGATTGGTGCGGTTGTGCTTGACCACCCCGGGACGCAAGCCGCGCGGCAAACTCGCAATGTAGCGCTCTAAGAGAATGCGGAACTTGTCGCGGTTGCCCTCGGTGTCGGTGATCAGCGCACCCTGCAAGCCCTCGTGCACCGAGAGCCAGAACAAATCCATCGCGAGCGAAACCGTCGAGATGCCGAGCTGCCGCGCCTTCAAACAAACAAAGTGCCGGACGCCTCGATCAAGCCCCTCGCACACCTCCTGCAAAAACCGCTGCTGGCTCCCATACAGCGTGAGCGGCGAAACGCCGGTCTCCTTGCTGTCGATGGTGAGGTGATCGATGTACTCGAGGAATAGCCCGAGCCAAGCCTGCGTGGTCATCGCGAAACACGCCTCAAAATAAAATCGCGATACTGGGCATAGGCCGCCTTGACCCTGCGGTAGAGCAGACGAGCGATGCGCGGGTCATCCTGCCGGGCTTTTCGATATAGGTCGGCCAGCGCTTTGCGCGACACCGCGACATCGGGATCAGTTTTCATGCGACGCCGGTCCCTACCTTCCCGCCCTCAGTCCTTAAGACCTACTCAACCGGCAAACGCGGAACCGCAAACTCACGCGACAGATGAACCATCGGCTCCGTATACAACTGCGCGGCGATGCGCGGCAACAGCGCCTTGCGCGCCGCATCTACGAGAGCCTCATCGGAGATGACGACGCCCTCGCCATCGATCACCCAAGCCCAAGGTTGTACAGTCAACAGCCGCTCGCCCCGGATCGGCATCAGGCTGCCCGCCCGCACAATCGCTGGCGCCGCAACAAACAGCGAGCCAAGCCCCGAGATAAATCCTCGTCGCGACGTGTGCATCACTTTCGCCGCGACCGCCGGCCCTTGCGCTTGTGACGCTTGCCCCGATCAGACTTCTGCCCGTGTCTCGCACCATACGGCATCTAACCCTCCTACGTCGGCATGCACGCGCCGACAATAACCACGATCGCAATAACAAACCACAACACCGCACAGATGCGCCGACCGTTCGTGTCAGTCATGGCCGCGCCTTGGACTTGCGCGCCGGCCCACGCGGCCACGCCAACCGCACCAGCCGATCACCCTCAACACGATACACATGCGCCGTCGTCGCAACGTACACCACGCCACCAAGCGCCAGCAAATTCACAACCGTCTCGTCAGCCATCGTCCTCACCACCTCGCGATGCAGTCGCTGATCCAGCCCACTCAAAACCCGCGGGCCGGGTAGACCAGCAGCACGTAATTGACCCCGGTAAGCCGGAACAGCATCACTCATGGTCAAGGGCCTCAGATTTTTTTCCGGGGTGGTGGAGCATGTGGGGGCCTCACAATTCAATCTCGCCGGGGGCCGGGTACCCGGGTGCCCCCACCCATGGACCATAGGAATTTCTGCCTAGGGACAGCGCAGGACTGAGGCAAACACTGCAGCCTCTCCCCAACCAAGGGAGTGCAAGCCGTTGATGTTGTTGAACAACCGATAGACATCCACGTCGGCTCCACACATCGGTGCGCCTGATCGAGGCAACCGACGTCTCAGCAGGTGTGGAACCGAGGGGGGTTATGCTCACAACCGGAATATGTAGGAGAGGGTTCCGGTCTCGCTTGTGGCACATGCCGTTCTGTCTTCTCTTGCGCCCGCGTATCATATTTCTGAGTGTTTGTCGATGTTTGTGGTTTGACTGATAGTTACGCGGGCGATTTGTCAGGCCATCGGGATACCGGGTCAACGTCCAATCTGGGAGAGCACGTCGTACTCTTCGCGGGTCGGTGTGCCTGATGGCTGCATCGTCATTGGCGGGATCAGGTAGTTCGGAACGAGGTATTGCTGCAGGACCTGAAGCGCGAGCTTTCTGATCGTGGAGTCGGTGGTCTCGTGTGCGATCTCGACGAGCCTGAACTGCTGTTTGAGGCTGAGCGTGTCGCTGTATTGGATGTGGCTGTCAGTCACGACGCGAGCCGTGGTATTTTGAATCGCTCGGTGCACATCTCGCACCAGCACGGGGCTGATTTTGGCGGGTCGACAGGAGCCGGGTCGGGCAGCGGTGTGAAGCCAGGCCATTGCTCGATCGTGCAAAACTCACCACACGCCTCGAAACGTTGCATGGATTGCATGCCGAAACGATAGCAATTCACAAACCTGAGCACCTTGGGCCTGAACAGCTCGGCGGGCATGTCGGGGTTCGTGCTCGACCAGCCGCACACGAAGCAGCATCGGTCTTCGGTGCCGATTGGTCGGGATGCGCTCACGACGCGAGCCTTGGCACGAACTCGCCGCACCATCCGTGCTCGAGCATGTTGGGGTAGTAGCTCATGATGATCGGCTGTGCTGCTGATCTGGCGGGGTCGGTGAGGACGGATGGCTGGCCCATTCCGAGCATGATGGGCGTTGCTGGGAAGCGTCGGCAGAGGCCTTGCTTGCCGTCCTCCGACGCCCAGTAGCGGCAGGTTGCGCAGCAGTCGGTCATGCTGGCTCGCTGTAGAGTTGCCAA